GATGCGTCTGTGGCTCTAGCGCCGAAGTCGATTGTCGCGGTGCCCTGGATAGCCATGTCGGCCCTTACACCGCACCGTCGCGCAGGTGCTCAACGAACAGATTAGCCGCCTCTTGCACGGTCCCAGGTTCCGCCTGGATCTTTGCGGCCATTGCATCGAGTTCGCCAATCGAGAGCGCGTTCACCGTGCTGATCACTTGCTGCGCGATTGCGTAGGCTTTTTCTTCGGTCAGTTGCTTGAGCGATTCGTTTGCCGGGCCAGTGATAAGTGCGGTGACGTACTCATCAAGCGAGATCTGCGACAGGTTCTGCCCCCGGTGCTGCGGGCTGCGACGGGCGGCGTTCTCTTGCATGAGATTGATCTGCGTGAGTGCTGCGGCTTGCTCGTCAGTGAGGCTGACCGTGAATGTGGGCATGTCTGATCCTAGCTGTAGAGTCGAATGTAATACTGCACGCCGTCAACAATGACGGGCAAATCTACTGCGTGTGCGCCGGTTCCGGCGGTGACGGCGATGGGACTGGCGGTAACGGAACCAATATTGATTGTTCCTACTACAGAGCCTGTTTGTTGACCGCCGACAGTCAGGAATATATTTCCGGGCGTTCCTGTTGAGCCAACACATGCACCACCAATAAGCGATGCGTCTCCGGCTGTTCCGCCACTACTTGCAAATCCACCTACGATAGCTGAGCTACCAGCAACAGCACTTGCGCCAGTTGCGTCACCTGCTTGAAACAACACAGCTCCGCCATTGCCAGTTGGATCAGTAACAGATGCGCTACCTGCAATCGCGTCAATAGCACCGCCTGAATTGCTGCCGGTTGACCCAACCGCCGCGCCTCCGCGAAGCAATACCGCGCCGCCCTCTGCGCTGACACTTGCATCTCCAGCTATTAGTTCAACAGGTCCGCCAACAGAGGTTCCAGATGCAGCTTGAAACCCTTTTAAAAGAAGGCGAGTTACTCCAGCAATTTTTGTAAGCCCATCTGCAGAAAGGTCAACGTTAGCTCCAACACGAATCTTGTTGGTAACAGTCAACCGAGTATTTGCTTGATCCCAAACCATCCCCGATGACTGCTCTACCTGCCCACTGGCCCCGCCGTACATCAACTGATTGGCAGTCGCGCCGCGCGTCTGGGTCAGCAGGTCGATCGTGCCGGTCGAGCGCGTGAGCAGGTCCAGCGAGCCGGTGGTGCGGGCTGCGAGATCAAGCGAGCCAGTCGTCTCGGTTACGAGATCCAAGGTACCGGCTATCGCGTGGGTCGCGTTCCATGCGGAGGCGCCGGCCGTTGAGAACGTGCCGTCGGCGGCGGTTGTGTGCGTGACTAGCAGTGCCATTGGTTATCCACGTCGGTCTCTACCTTTGATGTCACTGCAGCCCCGCTTGCAGGCCCACTCCTGGCATCGGCTGCGGCTCGGTCTCGTCCTCGATCTCGCGGACCTCGAGGATGTCGCCGGTGCGCGGGTCGCGGATCGGGACACGACGCCGCTTCTTGCTCATCTGCCCGAGCAGCGCCTGCATCGCCTGCTGGTTGCCCATGTTGAGCTCGCGATTGGAGTCGTCCATCGCCGAGAGCTGCTGGGCCAGGCCGTCGAGTTGGATGCTCGGTGCCTTCATGGTCGCGGTCTGCAGGCTCAACATCTCCTGGAACGCCTGCATCTGCGCGGCGATCTGATCCATCCGCGCCTGCTGCTCGATCTTCTGCATCTCAATCGTGCCCTTGAGCGCGGCGACCTCCTTGTCGGTGTTCGATTCCAGGATCGCGATCTTCTCGCGGCTCTGGATCTCGGCCATCTTGACCTGGGTGTCCATCTGGGCCTTCACGATCGCCGGGTCCGGCGGCGGCGGCGACTTGGGCGCCTGGGCAGCTGCGTTCATGGCCGCGATCGCCTGGTCAAGGGTGCTCTCGATCTCGCGCGAGATCCGGAACTTTGAGACACCCCACTGCAGCATCTTCAGCAGGAACGGGCCGGCCTCGGGCGAGCGCTCGACCATCGGCGTGACCTGGCTCACGAACGCGCCCAGGCCCTGCAGGAACTGGACCGCGCTGTCTCGCTCCTGGGCGTAGTCGATGGTCGCCATCGCGTCGGAGTCGATCGTAATCCGGTAGGCCCGGGCGCCCTCGTTCTTCAACAGCTCAATCGCCTGGGGCACGTACTGCGCGTCGGCGGTCCGCTGGATGTTCGATGCCTCGACGATGGACTGCGGCTGCCACAGATCGCAGATGATCTCGGCGCGCTTTCGCATCGCGCTCGAGGCCCAGTCGGAGACATAGACCTGCTGGAGCTGCAATCGCGCGCTGCCGAACTGGGCCTTGATCTGCTGGGCCGATGCGGTCTCGCTCGCGCGCGTGTTCCCGCGCATGATGTCGCTGATCCCCAGGACCTCGTAGATCTGCTGGACCTTGTCTTGGCGGTACATGCGCAGCTTGTCGATCGCGTTCACGACCTGGTCGATGGGCATGAAATCGACCCGGCCCTTGATCCCGCCGCCCTCGGCGAACATGGCCCAGTTGTCGACCGGGATCAGCTTGTTCTCCAATCCCTGCGAAAGCATCCGGTCCACGCCCACGGCGTTCTTGTCGTAGACCCCGACGACCTTGGCCGCGCGCGTGAGCCAGGTGATCCGGGTGTTGATCTCGTCGAGCTCCTCGAACTGATCCTGGGCCATCACGTACATCGCGCGCGGGATCAGCTTCGTGCTCGTGACGTTTGAGACCAGCGGCCGCGGGCAGGGGAAAAAGTCCTGCAGCTCCAGGGTGTCGGGCTTGTAGTCGAGGATCACGCTGCAGCCGGGCGAGTACCAGTAGACCGCCTTGTGCTCCTTGCACCAGATCTCGTAGACCTCGGCCTTGTCCCAGGGGTCGAAGGCGACCGGGCCGGACTGGCCCTGGCGGCCCTTGCGCTGGATCAGCGGGACCTCGGCCGCGATCTTCTCGCCGAACCGGGTCGTGAGCGCGTCCTTGGTCATGTAGACCCGGCGCGCGACCCAGCGGACCTCGTTCCATGTCCGCGCCGGCGAGTAGAAGAAGTCCTTCCAGTGCACGTAGTCCACGCAGGCGTCCTCGTTGGCTACCTGCTCGACCAGCTGCGGGATCAGCTCTCCGGTGACCGGGTCGGGCACGCCGTCCACCTCGACCTGCTCGGTCTCGAGCTCGTAGCGGACCCAGACCTGGCCCAGGCCCACGATCAGGAAGTCCTCAATCGCCAACTTGAAGCTGTTCTCCTGCTCGAGCGAGTCCTCGCCGCCCTTGTTCAGGATCCGCTGCAGGATGTTGGAGGCGACACGGGCCTGGTCATCGTCGGCATCGAAGTACGTGCGCGAGACGTCGGCCTTGGGCGGCTTGGTGTAGAGCTGCGCGAGCAGGACCTGCACGGTCGACCAGAACAGGTTGACCTTGCTTGCGCCCTCGCCCGTGGACTCGTCGCCGCGCTCGTCGAGGTAGCGCTTGACGATCCGGTCGCCGCCGTCGTGGAACTTGCGCAGGAACTTCTTTGAGGCCTCGATCTCGGTCGCCCAGCGCTGCGCCATCCCCATCGGGGTGTTCTTGATGTCGCGCTCGCTCTCGAACTTCTGCCCTGCGGCTTCGCTGATCATCATTTGCTCCTGCGCAAGGCGTCGACAACAGGTTGCACAAGTTGCCCGTTGCGCTCAAGGATGCGCAGGTTCTGTTCCTTTCCGGGAAACACGACGAAGTTGGACGTTCCTTCGCCAACGCCGCGCGAGCCGCCATCCAGATAGCGAATGCCCGGTATACCAAGTCTGCGCAGGTATTCCGCAGCTTTCGCGGACGAACCTTGCTCTCTGGCTATCTGGTTGTACAGCGCACCAGCGTCTTGATACGGATCTTCGCCTCTGGCGTTAAACCAGTTGTCCAGCCTCGGGTTTTGCTGGCCCACCGGCTTATCCCAATCCAGCATGCGGCCAATCATGGGGTCGGGGAGGTCTACTTTGTAAAAGGTTCCCGTGTTGTTAATTCCTGCAACGACACTTTCTATTTCTTGTTTAGACAACCCCGCATTTTTAGCAAACGCGCGATATGCCGTTTCCCCGCCGTTGTTTCGCCAATATTTAGCCACATCCCCACTTGCGTCAAATGTGCGAGAAAGGTTCTCTGCGTAACTCTTTGCCACCCCCGGCGACTCAGCCAGATACAGCCCATGCCCGTAAGCCTGCGCACCCTCACCCGTCCCGATCCTGCTGCTGTCGAACGCATCGAACTTGTGCGGACTGCCGTGGTAGACAATCGCCCCTGCCTGACTCGCAGCGGGCCCGGCGGGCGGCGGCGCAATCCTC